TTGAGTCATCAAACGTCAGCGCACTGCCAGAGGTAAGCACCTTGGAGCTGTCGAGGTAGGTAACTCCGTTCGCTGTGCCGCCGTCTAATTGCAACCCATCAGCGACCACCGTGCCAGTTACATCAATACCTGTAGAAGTTGTTTGTAACTTCTTAACGTTATCATAGTACAGCTCTATGCTGCCATCAGTATTTGCAACAAGTCCTTTTTCAAAGTTACTTGTGCGAAGAACTAAATCGTCCCCGCCAGTAATGTATAAGATACCAGCAGGCTTAGTATAGTTAATATAACCACTCCCACTACCGCCAGAATAAATCCTTAAGTCATTGTCGTCACCCAAATATATAGCAGTACCATACGGCAGGCTTATATTTTGTCCAGAACCCATTTCTAAACCAGTTGTAGTTAGGTTCGATGTGATTGGGGCTAGTGCTTGAATAGCTGCGCTATCACTAGCAACGGTGTTGACGTCGGCGATATTGCCAGCGACTGTATTGACGCTAGCAATGCTGTCGGCAACCGTTCCAATATCCGCAATACTGTCTGCAACAGACTGTGTATCTGCGATTGTTGGGCCAGCTTCTGGATCGCCAGTAGTAGCGTTAAATGCCAGCACAGTGCCCTTACGGGTAGCCTTGGCAGGCAACTCCATGTTGACATCTGTTGGATCTGTCACAGGGGCTTTTAAGCCTCGGTCAGCCTTCTCATCAACTTGCTGAGTAAAGATAACCAAGCTGTCAAATTCGTCGTTCAGGCTGTTGGCAAACAAGTCACCACCAGTCACAAAGTCTGTTGACCTGGCTACTGCTCGGTCGCCAACGATTGTGATCTGATCTGCCTCAGTAGCTGCTGATACCAGCGTGATACTGCCAGTGCCATCTACGTTGATGGTTACTGTGTAATCGGTAGTAAGTGTGAGTAATGATGTGTTTTTGTAGACCGCGATGTCGGTCTGCTCAAGCACTTCAAAAGCAAAGCTGTACGGGCCAACGCCAGCAGAGCCAGAGTAAACGATGCGTCGTGTTACATCAGAAATTGGATATGTCATTATCTAGCCCCTTGTCCAAATTGTTTCAATTGTTCTGCCCTGTCGCTAATACGTTTCTGGATAGCATCGCTGTATTGGCTATCACCCAGCAGCTTATCTTTAGCCGCAGAGAACGTATCAGTAAAGACCTTCTTGACCGCCTGTTGATAACGGATCAAATCGCCGTTCCCAGCGTCTAGTTCGATAGCTTCAATGACAGTCATCACGCTGTCCTCTAAGCCAAACTCTTCATTGGCGATTCGCAATACTTCATTGTATTCCTCAGTGGTCAATTTGGCAGAAGTGCTGATGCCAGTGCTTGGGTCTTTTGCACTGATTTCCCTAGATGGCATACTGACGTTGGCATTAAGCTGGATCAAGGCTTGGTCAACAGGACGTTGCTTGCCTTCTTTCATACGCCAAGGTGCGTAGGCGTACTCATAAGAGCTTGGCTCACCCCAGATATTCAGCTTGGGTGGCAGACCTTCTGACAACCCTGGAGTCTCTGCTCTGATTTTATTAAAACCATCCATCAGACCTTTTAAACCAGCAGGTAAATTAGGGTCTGCCTGATAGTCCCTCATAACTGGATCAAACTTTTCTTTGATAGAGGTTTTAGCTCCGCTCAAAATTCCAAGTCCTGGAACGGGTATTGATTTACCTGCAATCTCTGTAAAAGTTTTGGCAATCATGTTGATCCTGCCAACAAACTCAGCCTTGCTATTACCAGAGCTTCCTCCAAGAATTTGCGACATATTTTGAACGCCTTGGAAGAATGGTGACTCCATCATGTAAGTCGCAAAGCCAAAAGCAAGTCCACCAAAAGCAGCATTTACTCGGCTGTCATCGCCTTCATACTTTACATAGTCATAGTAATCAGCAGACATTGCCATCAAAGCCCCAATAGGCTCCAATCCTTGATAGCTAATAAACACCTTGCCCTTGTAATTTCCAGTGCCAAAACGGACTGAGCTTGGTATCTTTGATAGTGCTTGACGAACGTCATCGTCAATTGCATCAAAGTTCATCACATAGCTGTATGGCTGCCAGCCCTGTCGGATCATGGCGTCATATTGACCTCTGTCTCCAGGGCCAGAACCAGTCAACTTATCATTGGATGCGGCCTCCGTGAACATCCACAATGCGCCACCACCAAGGCCAACTTTAGCCATTGCTATATCTGACGCTTTGTTTGCTTTTGCCGTTCTATTCAGCGGATTTAAAACAGACCTCAAGTCTTTACTAGCGGCACCAAGGGGCGTTCTTGCAACAACCTCGCCCATGATATTCATTGGCGTGTTAATAAATGGAACCATCGTCCTAAAAGCAAAGCCCATTGGTGTTGATGGATCAACCTGCATCTTTGCAGCAAGACCTTCTGCCTTTTGCGTAAATGTTCCTATTTCAGCCAAGTTCTGCACATAATCTGGAGGCTCTGCCAAAAAGTCAGCAGTAGCTGCCTCCGCTTTTTTTATAGCATCTTGCGTAGATAAGCCAGATTTGATCGCGTCATCAAAAGTTGTTATCTGCAACCGCGTCGCTTCAGCGGCCAACTCTTGCGTGTAGTTAATGCCTTTAAAGAACTCATCAGCCGTGAGAAGGCTCCGACCAGGCAAGGTCGTTACATAGTTCAAAGCCTTTATGCTTGCGCTTAACAAAGAGCCATCTGCTTTGTAATTAAACACATCCATGCGTGACTGTTGACGGGCAATCTTTGCTGGGTCTTTCCAGCCCTTTGGCACGCCAGTCTTCCAAGCATGAGCAGACAATGCCAAGCCATTTCGCCAAGCCGCCCCAGTTGATGCCAACATTGCTGGCACTTCAGAAAACTTATAGACGTCACCAGTACCGACTCCAACTGACTGACGCAATGCGCCAATCCCAGAGGCCATACCTCGTTCTACCATGCGCCAAGGGACAAACACCGTGTTGGATAGTGCGTTCTTGATGTGCGTGGTTGGGCGAGATAGCAAACCGTTCACATAAACCGTGTACAGCTTTTCCCAAGCGTTGCCTTGTGCGGCTTTGCGGATCATTTCTGCCCGCGACATTGGGTCTTTTAAATCAATAAATGCCTGGGCAAACCGAGTGATGTCCGAGTCGCCGCCAACGCTTTGCAATATCTCACCGACATCATTAAGGCCAGCGCGAGGTATCCGCATGACAGCCAATGACTGCGCCACGTTAGTCTGGTAGCCTTTGGCGCTTTGTTGTAATACAGAGTGGAAGTGAATCGTTTGAGCAAACTCAGCCGCCTCCTCTGGCGACGCATCGCCTTTTGCAACTTTGTTTGCCAAGTCATCGAGTTTCTTGGCGCTCTCTGTCATCGCGTTCAGAACTTTGTATGTGTTCTCTGGGTTGACAGCCAGCTTGTTCTTTACCAAATCGTTGATAAACTTGATGCCGATGCCAGATTCTTCAGCCTTCTTTACAACGTCATCAAACGTAATCTTTGCCGTCTTGATGCCAGCCATCTGGTTGATAGCTTCAACGGTAGACTTGACTGATTCCTCTGTCTCCATCAAGGGCAGATTAAACGCAGTCTTTGGCGGCACTTCTGCTGCCGCTTCTACACCAGCACGCTTGTCAATCTGAGCTTGGCGCTCGGTAACAACGGCCTCTGGCGTCATGCCAGCGTCTTTGCTTACTTCAACCTTACCAGCAACAGCGGCTTCCATTGGCGTAGCCGTGCCAGTCAACTCAGTGGCTTTTTGCAAGTCTTGAATGTCAGCGGCGTCTTGAGCTTCTTTGGTCAGCGTCGGGGCTTTGCGAATCTCGACCTCTGCAACCTGCTCTGCGACCTTCTTGCCAAACTTGAGCGCGCCCTTTAAAGCAGAACCTAATCCAGCTACTTGAACGCCTTCTTCAGGGAAGTCTGGCTGTGCTTGTTCGACAGATGGAGCAGTAGACGCCAAGTCAGCACGCTGGTCAATATCAGCGTTGGCTTGGTTTAATTCATCCAGTCGGATGTCAATGGGTTTAATCGCCATTATTTAGCCTTTTGCTCTTCGCTCATTGTAGCCGAACCAGCCCCAGTTGCAATACCAACGCCACTGTTTAGGATTCGAGGGTCTTTAGGATCAAACGTGCCTTTGTTGAACACGGACTTGACTTGTTCTGGCTCAAATGCAATATACACACGATGCTTAACGCCATCTTGAGCGACCCTGCCGCCACCAATATGGGTAATGCCGTCGTATCCCATTTCCATTAAAGTCTCCATCATTGCGCCTGGGGCTTCAGCCGCAGAGTAGCCTTCATCTATAAAAAACTCTTCCATGCCCCTGTAAAACTGCTCGTTTGTACCTGACTCTGGGAAGTAATCCTGACCATCTGGAAACGCCTTTAGCCAGACATTTGGGTCAGCCGCAGCGTCCATATCAATAGGGTTTTTGATTGAAAGGTAAACAGGATAGACGGCTGGGTTTTGTCCCTTGCCCTTCTTTGTGTATGAGCTTGCTACTTCAGCGTTATCTGTGAAGTAAGAGCCTTGCCCAAATAATCCGTGTCGGCTTGAATATGTATCAAAAAAATCAAGCCCCTCATCGCCGCCCTTGTTTGTGCCGTGATACATCAGCAAAGGTTTGTTTTCAGCATCTAAGACTTTGCTGTCGCCAAACCAATTCTGAAACGCGGGTGTATCAATTTTTGGAGATGTTGGTATTTGGACTTTTGCGTCGGGGCCAAACTTTAAAATTAGTCCCTGCTTGTCTAACATATTTTCTACCTGCTTAGACGCCTCATTAACAAGAGCTTTCCCAACAGCTTTGCCGCCCTTTACGCCACCTTTTATAACTTTTGTAGCCACGCTACCTGGGGCAACAACTTCACCAATAAAGCCAGGCACTGAGTCACCCTTCATGCGCTCTGGCAATCCGACGTTCTCATCAATCCATTGGTTGATGTTTTCCGTAGTCGGCACAAAAGTACCAGCTTCCATACCCTTTAAAAAAGCATCAACAGCAGACTCATCACCACCACGGCGACCAATCTCAAACAAGCCACGGCCAATAGACAGCACATCGCCAGCCAGACCAGCCGCGCCAGTGACAACGCCTTTAACCAAGTTGCCAACGTCCATGCCAAACTCAGCAGGCGTTACAGCCTGACTACCCGCTGGCGCTTCCATTGGCAATGCCTCTGGTTCTGCACCAGTCATGTCTGGCATAGGCTCTGGATAGAACAGCGCCTGATAGTCGTCGTTGATGGCTTTTTCAATATCCATGATTACCGTACTTTCATTGCGTCATCGCGGGCTTTGTTTAAAGCTGCCGCTTCATCAGCAGTCAAGCCTTTGATCTTACTGAAATCAATGCTTTCAATTGGCAGATTAGGCATGGTTAGTTTTTTACCTTTTAAAACCTTTGTAATCTGCGTTCTAGCTTTATCAATAGCCTTTGCTTTTTTGTCTTCTTTTTTTGACTTGTTGTAACGCTCAATAGCCTTTTCAGCGGCATCTGTTGGGGTCACAAACACGCCAACACCATTGGCGTCAACGGTAGTCTTGTTTAGCTCTTCCGTGTACAGCTCAAGCAAGTCCTTTTTCTTTGCCTTTTGATCTTCAGTCACAAAGGCGTTTTCTTGGATGCCTGCCTCTAGGTTAATCATCTTGACGGCTTGGCTACCCTGAGTGCTAGTCAACGATGTACCAAGCGTCTTGTACTCAGCCCTGCTTAAACGGTCTTTGTACATAGCCAAGTTGCCAAGGCTACTCAAAACGCCACGCGAAATCTGGTCATTCAACTGCAAGTAAAGACCAACATCGCCCTTACCCTCTTCGCCGTTGAGGTGCTTGTCTGCCTGCTCAAACGTCATTTCATCCATGCCAACCAATTCATTAACAATCTGGCGCTGGCGCTTTGCTGGTGTGTCTGGTCGCAGTAGCTCAATCTTAAGCGTATTGGCTTTTGCTTTGTTTTCAGCCTTAAGTTCTTTTTCGTTGATGTTCCGCAAAGACTCTTCGTCTGCAAATCCCTTGATGATGCTCGTACGAATCTTGTCTTTGCTTGCCTGATCCAAGCCGTTATACACGGGCGTCAAGTCCCCGTAGTCACCTTTCCGCATTCTCTTTAAGGCTTCAATCGAATTAGGCGCAAAGTTGCGGTCTTGCATTAAGCCAGACAAAGCGCCGACCTTTGCCTCGTTTTTTATTTTATATGCTGCTTTTACAATGTCACTGCCACTGCCGTCTGTGAATAATCTAGTAGCGCCAAGAAACGGCTTAACTTCAAGGTCAAGAAGCGCCTCTATGTTTATGCGCTTGCCGTTGCTGTCAACAGCGGATGCGTTCTGTCTTATAACGCTTTCAAGTCGAGCTGGCAGGTTTTCTAATGCAACCGAGTATTCGGCTTTGTACATTGACTCGATTTCTTTTTGCTTTAAATCAAGAATCTTGTTGTACGTTGTTTTTGCAAGCGTTGCGGCGGCGGCTCGATGCTGAATAGAAACTTCTGGACTGATGGCGTTCATCATTGCTGACTGACCGTCCATCAAGTCTTTAATTAACTGAGTCGCGCTATTAACATCAATTTCGTTGTTAATAAATTTTTGCTCAATTCCTCTAAGCTCTTGACTTGCTTTTAGCTGCAAGTCGGCAGACAATTGGCTTGCGGCATACGCTTGGTATGTCTCTTGGAAGGTCGAGCCAGCGCCCTCAACCTTCAACGCTGATGGGTCTGCCATTGCCTGTTGGACTTGCTCATCAGTCAACGGGTTTTCAACAGCATATTTCTTAGCTTGCTTCTTGGCTTCAGTCTCAGCCTGGCTCTGGAAGTAAGAAGTCATGCGGTCTAAGCTACGGTTCAAGACTTCAAAGCCCTGCACCTGCGCCTGTTGCGCCGCAGTAGATATTTTAGGCAAGTCAGCGTACTGAACGCCTAAGTTTTGGTAGCGTGGTAGTGTTGCCATTAGAAAGGCCCTGACGTTGCATAGCCGCCAACATTTGATGTTTTAGGCGTCATTGTTTGACCATACTTAGCGCCAGCCAACAGCAAGTTGCCTCCAGCAGAAAGCAAGCCTGTGGTCATCGTTGTGCTTGCGGCAGACTGTAAGCTCTGTGATTGAGCCAAGCCACCATAGATAGCCATCTGTGCGTTGTCTTGTGCAATGCCGTATTCTTCGCCAGCCTTCATCGCATCAACTTGCTGAATGGTCATTGGGCTACCAGTAAACGGGTCAATACCGCCAGAGGCGGCTCTTGCTCGGACTGCACCAGCCAACATCTGCTGACGCTCTAACACTTGAACTGCCTGTCGGCTGTACTGCAAAGCATTTTGGCGACCTTGTAACTCAGCTTGTTGGGCTTGAATCCTGTACTGCTGTGCTTGTGCAGATGCCTGAGATAGCGTGGAAACGGCGCTGACAACAGAGCCGATTACCTGCAATGTTGCTGCGTTCTGTGCCGCAAATGCTGCTATTGCTGCCATTATGTTCCCCCGTAGACTGACATCTTGAACTCAAGTCCAAGCAAAGTCAGCTTCAATGGTAAGTTTTGGCTTACCGTAATTTGTGCATCTTGAGTGTAACCAAGCAAGCCGTTGATTACCTTAGTGCCAGTAAACTCAATAGTTGATTGATCTAACGTTCCAGGCGTATCTAGCGTGCGAATCGGAACCAGCACATCATTGATAATCAAATGCTGAGTCTCATACAATAAAGCATTGACTTCCAAGATACGCTTCTTAAAGCCTGTGCGCACACCGACAGACATCCGCGGTTCAAACGGCAACGTCTTGATAACCACGTTAAACGCCAAGCCAACCTCGTAGCTAGTCGTGCTAGGGCGGTCAAATGTTACCGCACCGCTAGTCACTGTCTCATTAGCCAGCACGTTGCCATCAGTAATCACGTTTACCGATGCGCCCTCATGCGGCAGGCTACTTGCACCCGCTGCCGCGCCACCTTGGAACGAACAGTCTGTCAGGCTTGATGTGTCAAAGACCTCGATAAAATAACCATCAACGCTGTCAAACGTGCGCTTAGTGACTGAATAGATGTCTTCAATATCAACACCAACGTCTTTGATCTGTCCGTTCGTAACGATGCGACTTGGAGCCACAACGTTTTGCTGACGCAGAATCGAGTAAACAGACATTGTTCCGTCACCGTTTAGCATCAACAGCGAGTCAGACTCTTCTGTACTGCTTGCCTTACGCAACGCCAACTCAATCGGGTTGTTGATTAAATGGCTAGACAGCAAGCTGATACTGGTGCTGATGTAGGACAAGGTTGTGTCGTTGTACTGGAACTCATTGAGTGCCTTGCCTTGGCGCTGAATGTATAGCGTGCCAGACTGCAATTGCTGGACTCGGATACCCTCACGCGAACCATTACGGCTCACAGCCTTTACAAAGAAGTTAGACGGCGTGATTGGCTCCAGACCTTGTTGGGGCACATAGAACTCACCACCCGTTGTGAACACTTGCAAGTCCCGACCACTAATCATGTCGGTGATGATGTTCAGGCTGTTGGTGTCTAGTGTTGCTTCAACCGCATCGTCGTCGTAAGTTTGGTCAGGCTTGAAGTCAAAGAACAGGCCAACCTTGCTGCCCCACATCGTTGACGGACGCGACTTAGAGCCACCGAAAAATAAGCGGCCCTCATGGAACGTGCAAGTGCGAGGCCATCCTCTTGATACACTCCAGACGCTTTCGTAGCCCGACTCATATTCCCAATTCCCGCTTGATATGGCGTCTGTACTGAACAGTGGAATCTCAGTCACAACCTCTAGTTTGGTAGTACTGATGTAAGACACCACACGGCATCGACCCTGTGGAGACACATTGATGTACTGGTCAACATAAGCCGCGCTAAAGATAGCAGAGCTTGCAGTGAGCGTGATACTGCCGCTAACCTCTGATGGTGTGATGCTTGCCGCAGGATTGCTTATTGATAGCGTAAAGGCGTATGTTGGGATACTGTCAAACGCCAGGTCGCTAACAGCCCATGAAGCATCTGTTGCGCCACGGACAATCTTGACGGGGTTGATGTCTTTGTGCGTGATAATCAAAGTGTCAGCACTCTGAGTCCAGCACATCGTGGACAGGATGCTACTTGTCACAGCAGACACAGCCAGATAGTCGTCGCCAGTACCGTTGATGTCTGTAATCAGCGTACGGTTCTTAAAGATGTACATCCGCTGGTTAGTGAACACTAACATATAGTGGTCATCAACGCTGAACTCAAAAGCGATGCACCGCGTGCCGTCTTGTGGGTTAGCCGCGCTAGGAAGCTCGTAGAGGTACTTCATGCCGCCTCTGCGACGTACACCACCCTGCGGTTGCACCAAGACGTTCTCAAGCCGTTCTGCGCCGTTCTGATACTGATTCAGATCGACACGCGCCCGCAACAGCGGATCAATCTCGCCGCTGGCAAAGTTCGTCTGGATTTGGACGATGCGGGTCATTAGTACCTCACATCAATCAGACTGAAATCTTCAAAGGCTTGTGTCGGGTTGCCCTGACCATCAATGCCTGCTGCGGTACGGAAGTAGCCACCACGATTGTTCTCGCTTGGTGAGCCGACGGCAACAGACTGCCAGTATTGCGTCTTGGCAACTTGGTCAGTAATAGGCTCGGCCAGATGCCAAGCCATCATGTATTTGAGTAGCTGGATGAAGTAAGCTGGCATTGCCGCCTCATCAACCAGATATTGATAATCTGCAACAACAGTCTCGTAGTTGGTAACGATCTTGTCGCCCATAATCTCCCAGTCCTTGACTGTGGGAGCGCCTACGCTTGTGCTGTTGTAAACACGGTAAATAGACCCTAGCCTATCAGATGGCAGGGCATACTCGTACAGATATTCGTTTACGGGAGTGTTAATTGTTCTTGCCAATTGAGCCGTCTTGAAGCTGAAGCCCCAGTGATAGCCCTGCAAGGTGGCTTTTTTAATGCCTGGATAGAGTCGGTCGCAAAGGTTCGCAGCGTCTGTACCCTCAGTAAAAGAACTGATTGGTCGTGCCCCCAGTAATAGCAGGGAGTCTGAGCAGACTGTTAGTGCTGTGTCGCCAATGGCCATGTTGTCCTCACATCCAAAAATGGGGAGTCCCGCACACGCGAGACCCCCCGTTACTAGCTACCGATTACTCGGTGCAAGAAACTTCAACGATACCAGCAGCATCAATGCCGACAGAGCCAGCAGAGTACATACAGTTGACCAACCATGAGGTCTTCTGTGGCACATAGTTGATTTCAGTCTTGGGGCCAAGGCTCTCAGCCAAGCCAACAGCAGACTTGTGGAAAGCGTAGTTGGTACGCACACCAGAAGCCAATGGCAAGCCACCCTCGCTCAAGTCACCCATAGTGATGAACTTGAAGCCCATGAACGTGTCAACTTGACCCTGAACCAGAGCCTTGACGTTGCCGTAGTCGCTAGAAGTGACCTTGGTTTCAGCCAACAAGCCAGCCAGGTTGTTTGCGTGGATCACAAAGAAACGGTCAGATGAGGGCACGTTGCCAGCATCCAACAGACGCTTTGCTTCCAACAGCTTGTCCAAGTTCAGGTTGGTGTCAGCACCGCCAACGCTAGTAGCAACGGTCAGGCTGGTAGAAGCGGCGTCCAATGCGGTCAGAACCAACTGGTCTGAGCGACGGCCAATTGACTTACCAACGATCTGAACCAACTCAGCACGCTCGTCAAAGTTGACCTTAGACTGGCCAAAGATGTCGGTGTACTCAGCAGCAACCCAGTCGCTCATTGTGGCGGTAGCCTGGGCGTAGGTGATGCCCAAGGCAGTCACATCGCTAGACAGTGAACCACGGGCAACAGCAGCGCCAGCAGAAATCTTGGGGAACTTGTAGGTTGAGCCTTCAACGCCAGTACGCAGACGGACTGCGTTACGCAACATTGCATCAGCTTGATACGCTTGTTTAACTTCAGCGTCGAAGAGCGTGATAAACGCGGTAGAAATACCAGTAGCCATGATGATTACTCCAGAAAATTAAGGTTTTAACGCCTCGGTTATCTGTCACCATTGACAGGCCTCAGCTTCTTGGTTTCAGCCAAGCAACTGGGTGGTTCACCACCATAGCAGGCCCTTACGGGTTATCCACAGCCGTATTGTATCTCATAGTTTTTTATTTGTGTCAACTATTTTTTTAGGCATAGTTCCCCCAAGGGTGGATAGCTCGGTATCCTTCCCTACCCAGAGGGTCACTTGATTGACCCCCCTAGTAAACCCATAAGGCAACGATTCATCCAACAGAGCGCTTGTCCCACCGCTTTCACTCTGTCTACCCTAGTCCCTCGTTGACAGGCTAGTGGGGTTATCTTGCGGGTGTAGCAAGCCCCGTGTTTCTTGGGTTCAGTCCATACAAACCATAGCTAACGCGCCCTGACGGTCGTCGCAGAAACAAAAAAGCCGCTTAACTAAGTACCTTGGTCGAACCTCTTTCCAAAGACTTCCACCCTCTTTGGGAAAAGCAAGATACTTAACTAAACGGCTGTGTTGTGTTCGACTACAACAGGATCAAGTATAGCCAAAAAAAACCCCCTGTCAAGCAGGGGGCAACCTTGGAGAAAATTTGTATCAAATTAAATACAAGAATCTCATACAGGTCAATCAGGGAAAGCCTGGGCAAATAGCTTTTCAACCTTGGTTCGGTATGCTGGGTTGGTCTTGTACTCTGGATTCCCCACCATAGCCATTAGTTCCTCTTTGCTGGGCATATCGGCACTTGGGGCAGAAGCCACAGGTACACGCCCCTCATAGGTAGAGCGTAGCTTCATCATGGCTTTGATGCCATTGGCAGTGCCGCCCCAGACCTTGAACTCTTCAAAGTCTTCTTTACCCCAGATGCCCTTTTGAACCAAGCCTTTAGCCCAGGTGGACATATTGGAGATAATGGCGTCAGCATTAGGGCCAAGAGCTTCACGCTCACGCTTCATGCTGATTTCCACTTCTTGAGCCTGTCCTGCGCTCATGCCTGCAATCTCACTGGCTAACTCAGAGAAAGCCTGCTGAGACAAGCCGTACTTAGCCGCCCAGCCCATATAAGTCTGGACAACAGGGTCTTCAGCAGATATATTCTCAATGCCATCCAAGCTGTAATTTCCATCAGCAGGAGGCTTATGTTTGCCTGCTCGGAATTGCTTTTCTAGTTCGGCATAAGACTTGCTGATACCCTCTAAATCGGGTTCATTAGCCTCTTTGTTCCAGAATTTCTCAGGCCAGAAGTCTGGACGCTCTAATGGCGAATCATCCTCTGCTGCTGGATCTGGTTGCTTGTGGTCGATGCTTTGCGCTTGGCTCTCGGTTGTCTGCTCTTCTTCAATCGAAACTGAATCTAGCAGGCCAGAGTTATCATTTGCCTCATCGGTCATTGGTTTTTGCCTTTCGGATACGGGCCTCAATATCGCGGATTACAGCGTTCTGTCCTTCCCTCCATTGCCCATAGGAGGCTTCCGCGCCTGGTTGCCAGCATGGTTGCTCAAGGTAGAACCTACGCATCCACGCCAGCACCTTCTCACCATCCTCAGTCCCGAACGTGCGGGCCATCAGGATGTTCATATCAATCTGCTTTTGATCTTGCTCTACTGGGGCTGGGTTGCCCTCTAAGTCGTCCCATCCACTCATTTTGGAACCTCATAGACTTCATCTTTGCCAGCAAACGGAGACTTGTTGGCTTGTATCCTAGACACAGCATGGTCAACTGCCTTGTTGATAATTGACTCAGGCATCTTTTCATAGAACGTCTTTGACTTTACGTCCGACTTCAGCAAGTAGTTCAACTCGCTTTTTGTAAGCGTTGGGACAATTAAAGGGATCAATGTCTCTTTGCCATCAATACCCACGCCCATAGAGATTTCTGTCGAGATTTCCCCGTCTGGGCGCTTTAGTTCACCAAAGAACCCAGCACCCTTTGCTTGCCCGTCTGGTCTTTTACCGTAGTCCATTACATACCCTCTGGCATTGGAGCGCCTTCAGGAGCCGCCTGTTGCGCTTGTTGAGCTTGAGCCGCCATCTGCATTGCTTGCTGGGCCATCTGCTCACGCTCTTGTGGGCTGTTACGCACCACAGCAGGCACACCCAGCTTGTCAGCAATGTAATCCACGGCAGCGCCTACCTTAATAGACATCTGACCCTCTGGCCCCATAGACTGAGCAATCTGCATAAATTGCATGATGTTGTTGATCTCATCCATGTTCTGAGCCATCGCCAGTGGG